TTTTTAAAGACAATAAATTCTTTGTTGATTACAATCAGTTTTACATGTATAGAAAGATGACTCAATGGATTGCCGTTGAGCCTTTTTGTTTTGTATCTCCTCTTCCACCAACGGAATCTTATATTTATAAAAACATAACTAACGAACCTTTGATGGGTGTAATGGAATATACCTGTCAAGCCATTGAATTGCATGGTGTTAAGAAAGGTGATGTGGTAACTTTTATGCCGGACTCAGAGTACGAGTTCCGACTAGAAGATAAATTACTTTACAGAATTCGTTCTAAAAATATTGTAGCTTATGAATCTAAAAGAAACTAAATTAAAAATTATTCAAGCCGGTTATAGAGCTGTAGAGCAATTGATTAAAGTTGCTAAAGAAGATATTATTAAATTAGATGATGATGATGATTTAGCGGCAGACCGTTTAAAGAATGCAGCAGCTACCAAAAAGCTTGCCATCTTTGATGCGTTTGAAATACTAACAAGAATAGAAGCAGAAAAAGAAGCTATAGAGATGGGTGAAGGTAAGCCAAGCTCTAAACAAGGGTTCGCAGAAAGACGTTCTAAATGATTAAAGAAATAAAAAATTATATACCTAAGAATATTGTCTCTAATAAAAACAGAGCAAGAAGTTGGTTGTATGGGTATAATAAAAAATATGATTTAATCATCATCTCTAAAAATGGTCAGCTTGGAAAAGTTGTAGAAATATCTAATTTAAAAATAGGACTACCTAAAACTCCTAAAGAAGTTTACTCAAGAAACGAAAACAAACTAAAACAATATTGGGAGAGAGTCGAACTCCCATCTCATCTTTCTAGAATCAAATCTATATTTCAATGGAATGAGATGCCTAATAGTTTTAAAGATAAATATGTTGACTACATAGAGCAAGAGTTTGATTACAGAGAGCAAGGTTATTGGTTTATGAATCGAGGAGTGCCTACTTATATTACAGGCTCTCATTATATGTATCTACAATGGACTAAAATTGACGTAGGATATCCCGACTATAGAGAAGCAAACAGAGCATTCTTTTTATTTTGGGAGGCATGTAAAGCTGACTCTCGTTCCTACGGAATGATATACCTTAAAATCAGACGTTCAGGTTTTTCCTTTATGGGTTCAGCCGAATGTATTAATACTGCAACTTTAGCAAAGGATTCTAGAATAGGTATTTTATCTAAGACCGGTGCCGATGCTAAAAAAATGTTTACTGATAAAGTAGTACCGATTTCTAATAGACTCCCCTTCTTTTTTAAACCTATTCAAGATGGAATGGATAAACCTAAATCTGAATTAGCGTATAGAGTTCCGGCTTCCAAAATAACTAAAAGAAATATGCATGAGGTTTTTGAAGATGACATGGAGGGTCTTGATACAACTATTGATTGGAAGAACACAGACGATAACTCTTATGATGGGGAAAAACTATTATTATTAGTTCATGATGAGAGTGGTAAGTGGGTAAAGCCGAATAACATTTTGAACAATTGGAATGTTACAAAAACATGTTTAAGACTAGGTAGTAAAATTATTGGCAAGTGTATGATGGGTTCTACTTCCAATGCACTAAGTAAAGGTGGAGATAATTTTAAAAAGCTCTATGAAGATTCTGATGCATCTAGTCGTAATGCTAATGGACAGACTAAGAGTGGTTTGTATTCTTTATTCATTCCGATGGAGTGGAACATGGAAGGGTTTATCGACAGATATGGTATGCCTGTTTTAGAAGTCCCTAAAGTAGAAGCTGAAGGTGTTGACGGTGAACCTATATATACAAGTGCTATTGAGTATTGGAAGGGTGAGGTAGAATCTTTAAAAGGAGATGCTGATAATTTAAATGAATTCTATAGACAGTTTCCTAGAACTACTGCTCATGCATTCAGAGATGAAAGTGTTTCATCAATATTTAATTTAAGTAAGTTGTATCAACAGATTGATTACAACGACTCTATGATTAAAGAACATCATATTACTACAGGAAAATTTGTTTGGGAGAATGGAGTAAAAGATTCTAAAGTAATATGGGTTCCTGACAAAAAAGGTAGGTTTAATATTTCTTGGTTGCCTACAGCAAACATTCAAAACAATGCTCATCAAAGAAACGGTTTAAAGATTCCGGGCAACGAACACCTCGGGGCTTTTGGATGTGACTCATATGATATTAGTGGCGTAGTAGGAGGCGGAGGTTCTAATGGTGCACTACATGGACTGACTAAGTTTAATATGGATGATGCTCCTAGTAATGAGTTCTTTCTTGAATATATAGCTCGACCACAAACAGCCGAAATATTTTTTGAAGATGTTCTTATGGCTTGTGTATTTTATGGTATGCCTATTTTGGTAGAAAACAATAAACCAAGATTGTTATATCATTTTAAGAATCGAGGCTATAGAAAATACTGCATGAATAGACCGGATAAACATTACACTAAACTTTCTAAAACAGAAAGAGAATTAGGAGGTATTCCCAACACAAGTGAAGATGTAAAACAAGCACATGCGGCAGCACTAGAATCTTATATTGAAAAGTACATAGGTGTAGATTTTGAAGAGATATTTAGACCATCAGATGAGATGGGAACGATGCCTTTTAATCGCACACTTTTAGATTGGGCAAAGTTTGATATTAACAACAGAACTAAGTATGATGCAAGTATTAGCTCAGGTTTAGCTATAATGGCTTGTCAGAAGCACTTATATGTACCTGAAAGAAAAGATTCAAAAATAAAACTTAACTTTGCAAGGTATACTAATACCGGCATACAAAGCGAAATAATTAGATGAAAGATGTAAAGGTAAACATAACAGATGCAGCTTTCCCTAGTCAATTTGTATCTGATGCAGAAAAGGAGACTCAAGAGTATGGCTTACAGATTGGTCAAGCTATACAATACGAATGGTTTCGTAGGGATGGAGTTAGTTGTAGATTCTACAATCAATTCAGACAATTCCACAGACTTCGTTTATATGCAAGAGGAGAACAGTCTGTATCAAAATATAAGAATGAATTAGCAGTCGATGGCGATTTAAGTTATTTAAACTTAGATTGGACACCGGTTCCTATCATTCCTAAGTTTGTAGATATAGTTGTCAACGGAATGTCTGACAGGTTATTCAAAGTAAAAGCATACGCACAAGATGCGATGTCTCAAGCAAAAAGAAGTAAGTATCAAGATATGGTAGAGGCTCAGATGGTCTCTAAAGATTTCTTGATGAGCCTACAGGAGAATACAGGGTTTGACCCTTTTATGGTTTCTCCTGAGCAATTACCTCAGACTGACGAGGAGCTTTCCTTATACATGCAACTTAACTATAAACCATCAATTGAAATTGCTGAAGAAGAAGCAATCAATACTATTTTTGAAGAGAATCATTACATTGATTTAAGAAAAAGGTTAGACTATGATTTAACTGTTTTAGGTATTGCTGTTGCTAAACACGAGTTTCTTCCGGGAGCCGGAGTTGAGGTCAAGTATGTTGACCCTGCTAATATTGTATACAGCTACACAGAAGACCCACACTTTAAAGATTGTTTTTATTGGGGAGAAGTTAAAACACTTCCTATCGTTGAGCTTCTTAAAATAGACCCTTCACTAACAACTGAAGACTTAGACGAGATTAGTAAGTATAGTCAAAATTGGTATGACTATTACAATGTGGCGCAATACTATGAGAACGATATGTTCTATAAAGATACTTGTACCCTACTTTATTTTAATTACAAGACCACCAAAAAAATAGTTTATAAGAAAAAAATTATGGCTACCGGTGGTACTAAAGTAATTGAAAAGGATGACCAATTCAATCCACCTGTTGAAGTAATGGAGGATGGTAACTTTGAAAAGATAGAAAAGACTATTGATGTTTGGTATAACGGAGTAATGGTTATGGGAACAAACATCTTATTGAAATGGGAACTAGCTCACAACATGGTTAGACCTAAGTCATCTTCTCAGCATGCGCTTCCAAACTATGTGGCTGTTGCACCAAGAATGTATAAAGGAGTTATTGAATCTTTAGTTAGAAGAATGATTCCATTTGCTGACTTGATTCAAGTAACTCACTTGAAGCTACAACAAGTAATAGCGAGAACAGTACCGGATGGTGTATATATTGATGCCGATGGATTAAACGAAGTAGACCTAGGAACAGGAGCTGCTTACAATCCTGAAGACGCATTGCGTTTATATTTCCAAACAGGTAGTGTTATTGGTAGAAGCTATACACAAGATGGTGATTTTAATCAAGCTCGAGTTCCAATCAAAGAGATTGCTACAAGCTCAGGTGCTTCTAAGACTCAAATGTTAATTGCAAACTATAATCATTACTTAGGAATGATTAGACAAGTAACCGGTCTTAATGAAGCAAGAGATGCATCAATTCCTGACCCTAACTCTTTAGTAGGTTTACAGAAACTTGCTGCACTAAATTCCAATGTAGCAACTAGACACATTCTTGATGGAGCATTGTACTTGTATAGAAGTGTAGCAGAAGCACTAACTTATAGGGTAGCTGATATTTTAGAATACGCAGACTTTAAAGATGACTTTATAAATAAAATAGGAAAGTATAATGTCAGCATATTGAATGATATATCTGATTTATATATATATGATTTTGGAATCTTTATTGATGTTGCTCCTGACGAAGAAGAAAAAGCACAGCTTGAACAAAACATTCAAATGGCATTATCTAAGCAAGACATTAACTTAGAAGATGCTATAGATATTAGAGAGCTTAAAAATATCAAACTAGCTAATCAATTATTGAAACTCAAAAGAAAACAAAAGCAAGAGAGAGAGGAGCAGATGGCGATGCAGAAACAAGCGATGACTGCACAACAGCAGCTCAAGTCTCAAGAGATGGCAGCTCAGTTAACAATGGCTAAGATACAAGCCGAAGGTGAACAGAAGATGCAAATCAAACAAGCTGAAGTTGCTTTTGAAATTGAGAAGATGAAGAACGAGGCACAATTGAAAAGTCAGTTAATGGCTGAAGAGTTCAATTATAACCAACAGCTTCGAGATGTATCAGAGCAAGCGTTAGCTTTTAGAGAGGGAGCAAGAGATGAAGCTAAGTCTAAAAGAATTAGTCAACAAAATACAGAACAATCTAAAATGATTGCTCAACGTAAAAACAATTTACCCCCTCAAAATTTTGAGTCAAATGAAGATAGCTTAGATGGTTTCGACTTAGCAGAATTCGACCCACGATAGTAAATAATTTGAACGAAAAATATTTATTAACTTTGTATAAAAATTTAATCTAATGGACATAATAGTAAAAGACCTTGGGTCTGCTGAAGAAAAATCAGTTGCCCAAAAAGAACAAGAAATTCTAGATAAAGCAGCAAACAATGAAGCTGCTGAAACTAAAGTGGAAGAAGCACAAGTTGTTGAAGCAACTGAAGCTACACCACAAAAAGAAACAAGTGAAGAGCCCAAAAGCGAATCACAAGAAGAAATTACTCAATCTTCAGAGTTAAGTGAAGAAGACGTTCTTTCATTTATTAAGAATAGATACGACAAAGATGTTGCATCAGTAGGTGATTTGTTTGCCAAAAAAGAAGCAAACGAGGAAATACCTGAAGACGTTGCAGCATATTTAGAGTATAGAAAAAAAACAGGACGTAGCTATGATGACTATTCTAAATTGAATAGAGACTTCAAAGCTATGGATGAAAAGCAACTTCTAAGAGAGTATTATCATGCTACAGAAGATTCTTTAGATGCAGATGACATCAGTTATATGATGGATGAGTTTGCATATGATGATGAAGTAGACGAGGATAATGTTATTAAGAAAAAGAAGTTAGCTTTTAAAAAAGAAATTGGTAAAGCTCGAAAGTTTTTCGAAGCTCAGAAAGAAATGTATAAAGAGCCACTTGAGTCAGGTACGGCATCTATTTCTGAAGAGCAGCAAAAAACTATTGAAGCTTATAATCAATATGTAAAGGATGCTCAGACCTATGAAGAGGAAGCAAAAAGAAAACGAGATTGGTTCTTATCTAAGACCGAAGAAGTTTTTTCCCCGGAGTTCAAAGGTTTTGACTTCAAAGTTGGTGAAGACAAAGTGATTACTTTTCTACCTTCTACGAATGTGTCTGAGATTAAAACTTTAAATTCTGATTCATCAAACTTTATTAAAAGGTTTCTTGATGAAGATACAGGTTTAATCAAAGATGCGGTAGGATACCATAGAGCTGCATCCGTTGCTCAGAATCCTGAAAGGTTTGCTAGGTTCTTTTATGAACAAGGCATGGCTGATGCTACGACAGATGTGACAAAAAAAATAAAAAATGTCAATATGTCTACGAGGAATACACCTCAAGTAGCTAAGAAGGATGGTATGACAATTAGAGCTTTAAACCCAAGTGAGGGTAGAGGGCTCAAAATTAAAAGTAAAAAGTAAGTTTAAAATTAAAAATTAGAAATTATGGCAGGTTCATTATCAGCAAATCCAACATTTTCTTTGCAGCCTTCTGCACAGAAAGTACCGTTGGAGACAAACTATATTACCAACTTTGACTTCTTGAATCAGTATCTTCCTGATACATATGAAAAAGAATTTGAAAGATATGGTAATCGTACACTTAGCTCATTCCTTAGAATGGTTGGAGCTGAGATGCCTTCTAACTCTGACCTTATCAAATGGGCAGAACAAGGAAGGTTACATATCAAATATACGGAAGTAGGTACAGCAGCAGTAGCAGGTGTAACTAACGCTACTTTCCAAATCAACGACCCGGCAATTGGTTCAAACCCTGCAGGGACAGTTATCACAGGTAGCAATCCGTTTGATGCTCAAGGTG